TATCCTGATAAATGTTGATGTAATTACGTACAAACTTCTTTACGTTATTACCACTACGACGTGTGTTGAATAGTAGCATACCACGTGGGTAAAGATCTGGATCTGGTGTATCAAAATCTACGAAATTACTAGTTAGTAGATCAACAATAGCGCCAGGCTTATCACTATTAGCTCCGCTTGTATTATAACGAGCATCAGCAAATAGAATACCATCTTCAGTAGTTTGGTCTGTGTTATCAATTGGTATCCACTTTAGATTATATCCATCCCACTTATATAGTGCTGGATAGTTTTCTAAGTCGCCGCTATCAAGCCATAGATCACCACCACGTAGTTGTGTTCCATCACTCTGTGTGATTGGCTTCGTTGCAGTGACAAGTGGTCCAGCTGGATCAGTTTTAAAATCAGCAGACGCAGCATAATATGGTGAAGTTGCATCTAAATATCCGACCCAATCATTTCCATTATGTATCATGATATCAACATTGTCAAGTACCGGGGTATACCAAAGCTTACCATCTAATGGAGTCTGTGTTGGAGCATTATCAGCTGATATAGCCTTTAGTTGTTTCCAATTTGATACAACATAATCATAGGTCATTTCACCTTCTGGAGCAGCATAGAAGTTTGGTGTTCCGGTATTTGTATTAACATTGTATGCACGATAATCAAACTGTACTGTTGGATCACCAGTAGTAAATGTTAAATCATTAGCAGTAGTAGCGCCGCCGCCGCCTAGGACTGTTCCTAGTATCTTATATTCCTTGTCAAAATCTGCAGGATATGCAGGATCGTTAATAATTGCTACACATGATGAATATGCTGTTGATCCAGATGATTTGTATATATTAAATTTAGCTTCTGAATCAACATAAATTCCATCAACTTTAACTTTTGATGCTACGCCGAGAACATTTCTTGCGGTAGTGTCAACTGCTGTTCCACTGATGCCTCCACCGTATGGAATACCACTTAGACGTATCTCACCGCCCTTCTGATGGTCGATTACAACTTGGTTTCTTGAGTTTACACTAGCTATAACATTTTCAAGTACTGTTGAAGCATTAATTGCAGCAGCAAAATCAGAAGCATCTGATGTTGAAGCGTGTGCTGTGAATGTTATAGTAGTTGCAACGCCTAATGATGCTGAACCTGGTTTTGATTCTGCTATCTTAATTCCATAAATCCTATTAGCCACAAATGTAGTATTAGTAATTTCTCTAGAAGTTAATGTAGTTGGATCTGGAAGTTCACGACGGAATAGAGTAAATGTTGCTAATGGCTTAGTAACTTCATTAACATTAAACTGTACGTATAGTGATCCTCTGGCAATATTTGCTCCACCACCTGTGCGATCCAATCCATATATAGCAGACTGGTTATTAGCATAAACTGGTGCTTCTACAATCTGCCAATCCTTAATAGAATCTTGCCATACCTTAACTCTCCAATGTGCTCCGAGATTTACATTAGTAGTCTTGATCCAAAGGCTTCCAGTTGGACGAGGATTAGGATCCGATACCTTATAACGTGGAATACTTGTATGTGGTTGTATTGATAACGATGGGCGGTAGTAATCGCCTGTTGCAATTCCTAGAACACTAGCAGAAGCACTTGTAGCAACTAAAGCAGTTGTATCTGTAGCAGTAGTGCCTACTGCTATTGTAATCTTATCCTTAGTAGTATCGCAATATAGTTCAAGTTTATTATTAACTATAGCAGCACTAACTCCTGGAACAATACTAGCTCCATTAGTACCACTATGTATCCTTGCTACAATTGCAGCAAGAGTAAGAGTAGATCCTACTACTATTTCGATAGTATTAATGAAAAAACTATTATTCTGTACTATACCTGTAGGACTAGCCTTAGTACCACGTATAGTTGGGATACTTGTTGCCCATGCGTCTGAGCCTACCATTACCCATTCTGAATCATTATTCTTATAGTACATCTTGTTAAGAGATGTAACTGATACTACAGCATAGTCGCCACTCTTACCAACTGATCCAAGAGGAGCGCCACTTACAGGATCTACTTGTGTTGCATCAGTAATAACTCTTGGAACTTTATTTGTAAACTTCTGTCCGCCACTTGCTGTTGGAGCAGCACCATTCCATTCAAAGATTCCAAAATTTGTAGTTCTAGTATCAAACCAATATGTGCCGTCTGCTGGTGTTGAACTTGGAGCTGTTGCAGTTGGAACTAGCTGTCCAAGATCGAGATCTGATCTTACTACATATGCTGAGTTGCTGACACCTAAATAACTATAAGCTGTTTGGAGGCCATACTCATTAAGTTCACCACCGTGTATTGGATTCTGACTTGAATCTGTGTAAAATAATGGAGTACCAAAGATGTCAGCTAGATCACGTTGGCTAGTTAGCAAATAAGGCTTGCCAGCATTAGCCTTTAGCGTTCCTACTGCGATTCCTGTACCGCTTGAATTGTTCTTATTCTCTTTTGAGGTTACTACGATAAGTGGACGTGTACCTGGTTCTGCTGGTACGTAAAAGCTTTCGTCAATTACTTTAACTTCTACGCCTGGTGAATTTAATGCCATCTTGGATCTCCTGTATAACAGACTTCAGTAATATTTAGTTGTTATAGGAGAAAACGGTGTTTATCAATACTCAAAAAGGCGCAGCAAAGGCATTAGTGATTATAAATAAAGGTAATTAAAGGTAAATTGATATGAATGATAGAAAACTATGTAAGATATGTAATCATAATCTAAGAGCAATTAACTATAAGACACCTGATAAAATCTATTATAGGACGATGTGTGATCCTTGTATGCGTGTTCAGAAGAAAGGTCAAACAGCCCGTTGGGTTCGAGAAGGTTACAAGAAGCGTGTAAAATGTGAAGCCTGTGGATTCGTTCCTAAGTATCAAGAACAACTTACAGTGCTAGACTACAGTAACACTTTCAAAACTCTATGTTTAAACTGTGAAGGTGCTGCTAAAGTCACTAACAAGATAGAGATTAAGAGAGGTGACCTTGAACCAGATTTTTAAGGTCCTCAAGTGTTCCACTATTCTCCAGTGTCTTGCTAAACTTAGACCTAGCCCATTCCCATTCACTAGAGTGAATATAGTTTGGTGGTGATCCGCCCATCTGATATTGGACGAACCACTTAGGATCAGGTCCACGCTTAACACACCAGATCTCTCCATTGATACGTTTAATTAGATCAATCTCGTTGGGAAAGCGTGTGTCAGGGATAACATAATTCTTGTCTTTTTCTATCTTCCGTTCTAGGCTAGCAATCCAGATATCTTGATGGAAGCCTGTGCGGCAAACTTCAGTCCCCCATAGTTGTAGGATTAAACGGGGAGTTAGTTCTGGCATCTTTAATCGATCTGCCCACCACAGATCAACTTGCTCTCGCCACTCTCTGCTCTCATCAGTAGCACCTTCAAGCAACTGTCTATCCCAACTAAACACAGCAGCCACAGCATCTTTTAGACTGTCAGCGAAACTGAGTTTTGTAAAGCCGAAATCTTCGACTAGGATATCTGAGACGGTTCCTTTGCCCGAACCAATAAGGCCACATACGCCAATGATCATGATTTAATAATAATATAGAAGTGTGTTCTTGTCAACCTATAACAAAAGTATATCCTTGACCGCCGGTTACTTGTGTTGCCAACTCTGTCTCTAAACGCTCTATGTCTGCTTTGGCTTCGCCTTTAATAGCAGTTCCATTAAGTGATCCACCACCCTGTGGTCCAGCGATCTGACTAAACTTCTCACGTGCCTCACCCATCATCATCTTACAAGTTGCTAGTGTGTAATCCTTAAGCCATTGGTTAGCGTATACATCTTCGAGTATAACAAAATCTGGACGATGATTGTATGTCCAGATTAGTATCTCTTCTTCACCGCGTGGACGTTGAGTTATTGTAAGTTTACGTGTGCTTTGGTTATAATTGTAATTGATAAAACTACCAAACATACGTCCAACTAGTTCTTGATACTGGGCATACATCTCATAAGTTAGCAATCCACCCATGTTAGAACTTGATAGTAAGTAGGTATTAGTGTAGGCCATGTTGAATGGTTCAAATGTTGTTCCGCCACTTCCTAACCCTGACCTTGATCCAATGCTACGGCGGAACAACTGTCTCACACTTACAACTTCTTTAGGTAGTGTGTATGTATTCGTATCTATTTCAAGTGTTAGAAACATATAACTTTCTTCAACTGAACTATCGCCACGCTGCCTATACTTGTTTAGAGCACGATCTAGTGCTGTCTGATAATGTATAGGATCAAGTTCTAGATCGATCATACCTCCACCTAACATGGCAGTGACATAATCATATACTTGTTGTTTAGCGTCGTCTAGATTACTCATAGTGCTGCTATCCTTGCCTTAAAATTAGCAAAGTCTGTGCTATCATCTATTAAATTTTTTAGAGTTGATTTACTAATAGTGTCACTTTCTGGTAAATCTGGAACATACGCACTAGTGCTATTACCACCATCTACTACTAATGTATTATTATATAGCTCTGTAAAGTTTTCATCTGTTTTTCTAAAGGCTTCGCGGATGGGATCTCCATCTTTAGTATTTGGACCTGAACCGATGTTAATTGATTGTTTTGCCATGTTTCACCTAAAAAGTCTTTGCTTATCGTATTTATCGCAGGCTATAAATACTGTACCATGCCAAGACTCAGTCTCTATCGCCCAGAAAAGGGAAACGATTATAAGTTCATAGATAAAACTGTCTATGAGATGTTCCAAGTCGGTGGGACTGATATCCACATACACAAGTACTTAGGACCGATTGATCCAACCAATCCTAATATTGCAACTAGTGCTGCTACCATACAGGATGTGTTATTTTTAGAAAATAGAGATCGTAAATATGATAGCACTATCCATGTAATGCGTGGTATTTATAATATACAAGATATTGATTTTAATCTAAGCCAGTTTGGCTTGTTTTTACAGAACGATACAGTATTCATTTCAGTCCATATGAATAATAGCGTAGAAATACTTGGACGAAAACCCATAGCAGGTGATGTATTTGAATTGCCTCATCTTAAAGATGATTTTGCTCTAAATGAGTTTGCTGCTAGCCTAAAAAGATACTATGTTGTTGAGGAAGTTAGTAGAGGTTCTGAAGGGTTTTCAGTAACTTGGTATCCACATCTGTTTAGACTTAAACTAAAACCTATCGTTGATAGTCAAGAATACAAAGATATCTTAGATATGCCTCAGAATACAGACTCATATGCTGGAGATTATGATCCTAGCGTAACTTATTATCCAGGACAAGTTGTGAAATATAATGGCGTTCTATATAATGTTACAGCACAAGTAACTAATGTTAATCCACCAAATAATCTTTATTTTACTGTGGCAAATAGCAACGATACATTACGTGCTTTAATGAGTACATATGATAGAGAATTAGCCATTGGTGAAGCTATTGTTGCCGAAGCCGAAATAAATGCTCCCCAGAGCGGCTATAGCACTCGTAACTTTTATACATTACAAGTTGACGAAAACGGAAATCCTGCGTTAAAAACTGTCGACGGGGTAGGAACGACTGATTCTAGTGGTACAGTTGATCAGACAAAACAGACACCTACAAAGAGTGGTTATCAAGGTTACTTAGTCGGTGGTGATTTTCCACCTAACGGTTCTCCTTATGGATTTGGTATACAGTTTCCGGATGGATCTGCTGAAGGTGATTACTTCCTAAGGACTGATTATCTTCCAACTCGCATGTTTAGATTTGATGGTGCTCGCTGGGTTAAGTTTGAAGACAATGTAAGAATGACAATGACCAACACTGATAATAGAGAAAAACTTAAAACTAGATTTACAAACAATAAAGCCGTTACAAATATTAACCTATTGTTCACTGATACATTTACAGTTGCTAATCCAATGGTATTCCGTACTAATCCACCTGATAATACAGTATCATTAGATTTAGTTAATAGTAAGATTGTTACTAGGATCCCTTATGTTAGTACATATGGTGTAGAAACATTTGTTAATGAACAGATAATGACAGTTGCTACGGTATCAAATGTAAACGGATCTATAGCATTTGTTACTGCTAATACATTAAAAGTTGGTGATAGAATAACTTGGAATATATATGAAAGTAGTGTACCACAAAGAGTTGCTCTTAGTAAAGCATTAAAACCAAAGGCAGATTTCTAAATGGAATATTTTTATGATGGCCAGGTACGAAGATATCTAGCCCAAGCACTACGGATGCTTGCTGGATTTAAAACACAAGCAGGTGACGGAACTTTAAAAGTTGTTCCGGTACTATATGGTGACATGACTAGACAGGTTGCTCAGATTTTAAAAGGTAATTCTGAAAATTCGTTACCAAGTGCTCCTCGTATTACTCTTTATATTTCTGATATAGAATTAGATACTAGTAGATTAGCCGATGCTTCATATATTAATAAAGTAAATATCCGTGAACGTGCAATTGATAATACTGATCCTAACAATCCTGTTTATACAACTGATCAAGGACAAAATTATACTGTAGAACGTTTAATGCCTACTCCATATAAATTAACTTTTAAGGCTGATATATGGACAACTAATACTGATCAAAAATTACAGATATTAGAACAGATACTAGTTCTATTCAATCCTAGTTTTGAGATACAAACAACTGACAATTATATTGATTGGACAAGCCTAACTACTGTATATCTACAGGATGTAACTTTTAGTAGCAGGACTATTCCAGTCGGTGTTGATAGTGATATTGACGTTGCTACCATGGAGTTTGAAACACCAATTTGGTTAACACCTCCAGGTGCGGTTAAACGCCTCGGTGTTGTACAATCAGTTATTAGCAATATATTCACAGAAACAGGTGAATTAACTCCTGATTTTATTGGTGGTCAACCTGCTAGTCCTGTTTATGTTACTCCTGGTAATTATGGTATTATTGTAACAGACAATAGAGTCAAATTAGTACCCGATGGATCTGCTGTAATTGATAGTGCGTTTAGTATACCAATTAAGTATGGCCAAGATATAAATTGGTTTAGTTTATTAGATCAGTACGGAGAGTTCCGTGCTGGAGCAAGCACTATTTTCTTAAAACAGCCAAGCGGTGCTGATATCGTTGGAACTTCTATTATAGATCCTGCCGATCAGACAGTTATGTTAGTTAATTGGGATCCAGATACATATCCTACAAATACAGTTATTGCTGGACGCAGTAGTATAGATGCTATCGTAGATCCAATGACATATAATCCTAAGAATGTTGCTAATGGTATTCGTTATTTGATATTAAATTCTATTGGTGATACAGGAAATAGTGACGGACCAGATGCTTGGAAGCATAATGTTTCTCAACCAATCCCTAACACTACCCCTACACAATATACCTATGATCTTATTGCTAAAGAAAATGATATTATAGAATGGACTGGAGATCATTGGAGTATTGTATTTCCGGCTGCAACAGTTAAAAACGTAGCCTATACTAGGAATCTAAAAACTGGAACACAATATAAGTGGGACGGAGAATCTTGGACTAAAAGCTTTGATGGTGAATATTCAGCAGGGTTGTGGCGCATATCGCTATGATAAAAAAAGTTAAAGGAAGTGGTGCTTTATTCCTAAGCCAGAAAACTAGGCGTTTTTTATTACTACAGAAAGCATCTGGTAAGAAAGAAGGCATCTGGGGATTAGTTGGCGGTAAGACTGAACAGGGTGAATCACTGTGGGAGGGTCTTAAGCGTGAAGTTACTGAAGAGATAGGATTCTTTCCTGATGTGATTAAGTCAATACCACTTGAATCTTTCGTTAGTGATGATGAGCATTTTAATTTCCAGACATATGTCTGTATTGTTAGAGATGAATTTGTTCCTATATTAAGCGATGAGCATATGGGATGGGGTTGGTGTTTAATAGATAAGTGGCCAAAGCCTGTTCACCAAGGTATCCGCAATACTTTAGGCAATCGTGTAACACGGGCTAAGATCGATACAATATTTGAATTGATAGATTCTATTAAATCTTAAGGAATTTTAGATGCTTCAGCAAGATTTTCATTTGCTGTTTTAATCCATCCATTAGCAAAAGCAGCAGCAACAATAGCATCTTTTGACCCTGGAATATCTCTTCCGTTTTCTAAAAATTTATTAACTGCAATCCTTACTACTTCATCAATTGCAATCCTTGCTCTTTCATGTATTGCATTTTGTATCCAACCATTAACATCCATTGCAGCATGTGTCATTGCTAACTCTTCTGCTTCTGTAAGTACGATAGTGTATGTTGCCATTTTTTATCCTTTATTATCCTATTAAATATCCATAAAAAAACGAGTGAGCTGCACCCATATAAATGTTTTGATCGTATAATGTTGCCCAAAGCGCCATAGTATCTCCTACATTCATATAAAATATTGCAGATACACTAATTGTCATATCATTGGGTATAAAAGTATGCGTTAGAACTGTTTCTCCATTGCTCTTAATTAACTGTATACGATGATAGCCGCCACCTTGTACGTATGCTTGTCCACCAAAGAAATATCTTCCGGCCACTGGTGCTGTAAAAAAACCACTTCCGGTATTATAATGACCATTAACATTTGTTCTACCATTTGTAAAAATAAGAACATAATTAGCATTATTTGATGCACAGTTATATGTAGTCCAAGTTCCAGATGATCCAGTGTCGGCATAAAATGCTGGTTGATTTGGTATAGTAACATAGCCGTTAGCATTTACTGTCACTCTATCTGTATTGCTAGTCCTAATTACAACGGCTTGTGCATTTTGTGTTCCAAGTCTAAGATTACCTGGACCCATTAACTGTAGTCCTACGTTAGATGACGATACTGTTGATGGGGTTAGATTGCTGTTATTGTCCCAGCCACTTGCTGTTACGCCATTTAATGATATATTCCATATTGAGTCGTCAGTAAAATAAGTACCGCCACCTTGTGATTGTCCATCGTTGGGTAATGTAAATGATAACATAGTTTGTTTATAAAAGTTTCCGTAAGATGAAAGAGATAAAACTGGAAATGGCCAATCTGCATTTTCAGTCGGAGAAGCAGCAGTTCCTGACCAGTTTTTAAAGTACGCTACATTTTGTGCTCCACTGTTTTTAACTTCTAATCTTGCTAATCCACTTGGTGAAGCAGTTCCGATAGCAACATTTCCACTAGAATCAATTCGAACTCTTTCTATAGAAGGACTGCCTGTCCCAAATGCCATTGAATAAGAACCATTAGGTGGATTAAATTCAATATAAGATTGATTAGTTACATCGGTAACATTTTGTATTCTTGTTGTTGATGTATCCCAATAGAGACCATTAGTATTACGATATTGGAAAATCCTGAGATAATTAGCGTTTCCATTGCCATTATAGATTTCTAATAAATTAACTGTATTACCTGAGGTGGTTCCTAAATTTCCTGCAAATATATCTAATTTATATGTAGGTGATGTAGTTCCAATTCCAACATTACCACTAGAATCAACAGTCATTTTTACAGTATTACCAGTAGCAATTTGTACTGGTGTTGATGATCCTGTTCCAAAAACTCCTGCATATGCAGAAGAGCCAGTAAATATTCCGCCTCCACTAGAACTTTCTACACCCCAATACGCACTACCACCAGTATTAGATATAAACGCTTCATTATATGCAGTTGTTGTTCCGGTAGATCCAAATGATATTAAACCTGATCCTCCTGTTCCAACAACGTGTACTCTATATGATGGTGTAATTGTTCCGACACCTAGATTACCTAGGACTAATTGATTACCAGTAACAGTCTCATTTCCACCAACCGATTCGCTACCTGTTACTACACTAGTTCCGACTGTTTCTGTTCCAGTAATAGCAGAAGTAGTTGCTGTTATTGAAGAATAAGTTAATGTGTTAGTGCTAGTTATTGGTGACCAAGACGCATTAGCAGAACTATAGATATAATTTACGCCATTTATTAATGTTGTTGCATTATCTGCTGGATTACTTGGAAATGACAATTACTCTGCTCTCCTGTTTCTTTAATTGTGTAATCTCTTCTTTTAATTCTTTTATAGCATTTATTAATGCTCCTATGATAGCATCATTTGTAAGTTCAACACCTTGAAATATTGTTGCTAAACTAGAATTATCAAATCCAGAAATTTTATTACCTTCGTGATTTTTAATAACTCCTGTTGGGGTCATTTCTCTATAAATTATAGGATTGATTTTTAATATATCATCTAACCCATAAGGTAAAGATTCAACTCCTACTTTAGAATTAATTACTATAAAATTATAGTCGGTTATCCTAGAAAGTATATAAATTATCTGATCAATAAAAATTAAATCATCTTCCTTTTCTGTATTATTTTTTAACGATAGGAAATTATTTTTTAATTCATCGATCTTGTTTAGGTTGATTGATTCAACACTGAGAATGTTAGATGATATAATATTACTAATCTGTTCATTATCATGATTAGCAAATTCATTAAAATGATAGATATATTTGTCTAAAACACTCATCTTACATACCACTCAAATCTAGCCGATCTATTAATTCCGGTTATTGTTTGGCAACAGGCTATATAATCTCCAGCACTATAACTTCCATACGTCATTCCTATTCCGCCATTAATATCATTTGAATTTTGTTCAGTTTCGTTATTAGTAGCCCAACCCCATCTTACTTTAGCTCCAGCATTACCGGTATAATTTAATCCGTACCACTGGAACCCGCCAGACATTGACCAAACATTTCCATATTTTGCTAGACCAGTAGGACCAGGATTTGTTGCTGCATATACATAGCCATTACAGGCTTTTGTTACTTGTATACCTCTATACATAAAAAATAAGACACTTTCACTGTTTCCTGTAGCATTGTTTTCAACCCAAGTCCATCCTCCATACCCGCCTCTTACATCTCCGCCATTACCTATATCTGGCCAGATAGCTAACCAATCTTTAGATTGATACCAGTTAAAAGTATTAAATTTTGCATCGCCATCGTTACGATTAGTTTGTGTAGGGTTAAGAGTAGTATTAATATCTGTCCAATAACTAGAATCAAAATTAAATGTCGTTCCTCTCGTGCCTTTCATAGCCATCATCCAACCGCCGCCTGCACATGCTGGATCTAATATACAATAGATCTGTGTTGCTCCTACAGTAGGAAGATTAATCCAATAAACACCGTTAGTTGTATTTCCGCAAACCTGTTGTAGATAAACAGCATTAGGAGCAGCCAATGCGGATGTTGATCCATCAAGTCTAGTTACTGCTATTGCGCTATTGATAGTTAGCAATCCATTAGTATCACAATATAATGTAACTCCAGCAGTGTTATCAGCGTTGTAAATTACAAGATCACCACCGTTTCTCATAACAAGTTGAGCACCACCACTACCACCATATAGATAAACAGTTCCATTGTTTTCTATTCTAACCCTTTCAGTAAGAGTACTAGTTACTGATGAAGTATCTCTATTACCAAATATTAATGCTCCTCCGCCATTGCCCTGATTCTTTGAAGCAATATAAGCAGTAGGAGATAGAGTAGTCTCTCCAAGATCAATCCTTGGTTCTGAGAATGCACTAGTTGATCCAGTAACACGGATTGCAGATACGCCGCCAGCAAATGTTCCGCTAACTGCACCATAGTTTCCACTAACTGTTAATGTTCCGTCAATATGCAATTTCGTGCTAGGAGTTGAAGTTCCAATTCCAATATTTCCATTAGATAGTATTCGAATACGTTCTGTAGAATTTGTTCCAATTACAACAGGAGAAGCATTGTTTGTTCCATAAGCAGCGCCATTAGCATTAATTCCCATTATTTCAGCCCAACCGGCTGCTGCTGTAGTTGATGCAGCATAAAGATTGCCCGAATAAGTAGGTCCGAATTTCCTAACAACAGCACTTGCCCATGTTGGGCTTGCATCTACTGCATTATAATCATAGGCTATCACTGATGCTGCTGATGTTGTTAAACTACCTATTGCAGTAATATCACCAACGGCTTGTGCTATTCCTCCGTAAGTTTTACTAACTGCTAGACCAACTAAAAGATTACCACTAACTATCTGGTTGCCACTAACAGTTTCATTACCTTGTACTGCTTCATTACCTGTTACTACTGAATTTCCAACAGTTTCAGTTCCAGTGATAGTAGAAGTTGTGGCTGTAATTGTTGGATAAGTTAACGTGTTAGCACTAGTTAACGGAGACCAAGATACATTGGCAGAACTATAAACATAAGTTACACCGTTTATCAGTGCTTGCTGTCCGTCTACCCAGTTAGGTGGTTGTGTTGGAAATGACAAATTATTACTCCGTAGTCCTTAATATTTAGTTACAATTAACGGCGTTCGGATATGTGGCTAGATTTTTTAATTCTTGTAATCCTTCTATTGTTTTTGCTTGGGCGTCTACTATTGCTTTCAATTCTTGTATCGATGCAGTTAATAGTGAAACCATAGATGCATAGTCAACAGCATATTGATCTGCCCAACCATTTTCTCTTATATTTTCAACACCTGAATCTTTAACAACTTCTGGGAGAACTGGAATTAAATCTTGGGCAATAAATCCTAGACGTTTTCCGTTAGCCATACTCATTTCAGTCTGTTTTTCTAACGAAGAATTTGTTGCAACATAAGTTACTGGTTTTAATTTAGATATAGTTTCTAAAGCATTAGTAATTGGTTCTATATCTGTCTTACGTCGACGATCTGAACCGTTGCCACCACCGTCTACTCTGAGATATACTGAAAAGTCGCCGCCACTTATTCCATTAATACCGTGTATTCTAAATTCACCTTGTGGACCATTTGTAGTATCGTTCCTTACTGAAATACTTGGATAATTGTCCCATAACCTATCATAACCGCATCTCTGACTGTTTAGATTTAGATATTCAGTAAAAGTATATCCAGTGTTTGTCATACCGGTAGTTGGGTTATCACACCATATAGTAGTACCATATGCATTATCACCACTATATATAACTAAGTCTCCACCATTCCTCATCGCAAGTTGAGTACTACCATTACCACCATATAAGTTTACTGTTCCTACAGAATCTATCATCATACGTGTAGTACTAACAGTCTGAAAGTATAAATTACCGCTAACATATACGTTGTTAATATATGAGTGTCCGGTAGAACTATCATATACTAATTTTAGTCCTTCACCATTTGTTCCATACTGTTTTAAGAATAATGTTGGTTGTCCAACTCCGCCTGTTTCTGAAATAAAAATCGTAGGTGTAGTAGGGTGTGAAACAGTTAATTGCGCTTCTGGCGAAGCAGTTCCAATTCCAATGTTTCCACTAGAATCAATATTCATACGTATTGTTCCAGCAACATTCCTAAATATATGATTAGGCCCGTCATAATAATGATTAAGTACCCCTGCTCCACTTGAAAATTGATAATATGGGCTTCCGCTATTCTCATATAATCCAGATATTGTATAGGAATTTGCTGTAGTAGTAGTAAGATCAAATCGACTATAATTACTACCTCCTTGCGATCTTATAATTACTGATGTAGAATTGTTTACAACAAGATTGATATTTGCTCCTGCAGAACTTGGTGAAGTTGTTCCAATACCAACATTACCATTTGAGTCGATTATTAATCGTGATGTAGCAGCATTACCAGAACTAAAAGTAAGAACGCCGCCATCTTGGCTTGTTATACGATTTTGCTCACCATTATTAGCATTTCCAAAAAACATATAAGATGGATTAGTAGTAGATCCTTGTGCATAGAAAGATCCATATCCTCCTGTTCCTCTAGAAAAAACGATAGAATTTGTATCACGTACATCTAATTTACTTAATGGTGTATTTGTTCCAACACCTAAATTACCAAGTACAATTTGATTTCCACTAACAGTTTCATTACCTTGTACTGCTTCGTTACCTGTTACTACTGAATTTCCAACAGTTTCAGTACCAGTGATAGTAGAAGTTGTGGCTGTAATTGTTGGATAAGTTAACGTGTTAGCACTAGTTAACGGAGACCAAGATACGTTAGCAGAACTGTAAACATATGTTACTCCGTTTATCAGTGCTTGCTGTCCGTCTACCCAGTTAGGTGGTTGTGATGGGAATGCCAAATTATTACTCCGTTATATTACTTATCAGCCTATTAAATATCCACCAAAGCCTGTGTATCCAGAATCAACATGGAACCCTCCCGAAGATTGATCGATCCAAGGAGACACCCAATCACCGGCTGAAAGATACATTACACTTTCGCCCCTAACAGTTTGCCATGAATTGAAATTTTTAGTTAAAATAAATCTGTCTCCGGAATATGTTGTAGCATTAACTCTTAGTGATATTCTAATATCACTAACATCTACATTTCCGGGTAATCCAAATACATAGAAAAAATATACTCCTGCAACTGGAGCAGTAAATCTTCCCGAACTTGCATTATATCGATTTCCTCTATTAAATGCTACGCCGTTAAATATCCATTCCATTCCAGTACTTGGACCATTTGAACTCGTAGCATGGAATGCTGGTTGATTGTTAGATATTACTTTATTCCAACTGCCTTCTGATCTTTCTCTAAAATATAAAGCAGGTTCACTAGATCCAACTAAATCAAATCCTCGTGTTCCTGTATCTCCTGCGCCCATAATAAAACGATACCCCATTCCACTAAATCCAGAGGGAACATTTGATGAGGCACCTGAGTTAATGAATACTGTTGAATAAAGATTTGGATATGAATTAAAATCGTGCGCTTCGTAATTTCTTCCGCCCTGTTGTATTGAAGAATATACAAGTGATCCAGAACTAAAATTAGTAGATCCTATACCGCTTGTAGTTGCGGCATTGTTTGAAGATCCAGCAGATCCAGTTATGTTAATAGCCCAAGTTCCTGAAGCATTACCACCAGTTAGTGTTGGAGAATAGTTATTATAATTGTTGTTATGTAATACAGTATTCCAAGAAGAATAAGTTGGTGTGTTACCTGATGATACGCTATAAGGCACATATATACCTCGAGTATATAAATTTCCAGTATTATAATCAATAACTAACTGTCCAGCAGTATCGCCTCGTTCTTGGATGTTTAACATCACTCCATAAGCCCCGCCGGGTCTATTAGTGGCAGTATTATATCCTACTACTTGAGTTCCAATAAAATACGTCGATGAATTAAGATCAATATCTCCTAAAGCACCTTGTCTTTTTATAATACTTGCGCTAACTACACTACCTGCGGTTAAAATTCCAGTAACAATTTCATTACCTTGTACTGTTTCGTTACCTGTTACTACACTAGTTCCAACAGTTTCAGTACCACTAATATTAGAAGTAACTGCTGTAATTGATGGATATGTTAAGGTATTAGAACTACTTAATGGTGACCAAGCTCCATTAGCAGAACTATAAACATAAGTTACGCCGTTTATTAGTGTCTGTGCATTATCTGCTGGATTACTCGGAAATGCCAATCTAATTCTCCTTTAGTCTAAGACCGGCCAATTAATACTGGTTAAATCTAATTTACCATTTGGCAATAATGTTGGATTAGCATCTATAGTGATATCACGCAATGCTTGTCTATAAGATTTTTGATTATTAGTCATAGTCCTATCTGATACTGCCCACCAATCAGTAGCAGTTAATCTCTTATCTCGTTCTTCTCTTAGTAGACGCATAGGTTCTGCACTATTTGCATCTTGTATACATCCAAGTATTTCTGCATGGGTAGGTCGTATTATAATTTCGTCAGACCATTCAATACCATCAAAATCCATACCTTCGCCACGATGAACCCACTTAGCACCTGGTCGTAATTTAAAAAGAGCATAACTTATATCATATATCATTGTGCGATTTCCTCTAGAAATACTTGGGAGATAGCAACTTCATAATACTGTGCTCCAGCAGATCCATTAGTCCTATTTAATCCCAATGTATATGCTGCGTCTCCGCTACTTTGATTCATTAATTTATATACAATAGAACTAGTAGTATTAGGTGAGTCCAGGTACATAAAAGTTAAAGTCATAAGTGCTCCTGCATAAGCTTGGGGTTGATGCGCCCAAGTTCCTGACCAAACGTTTGCATCATTTACGTTTCGACCTATAAGTGTATCCCCTGCTCCGCCGATATTTCGATACAATAACCAAATACTGTTCTGAGGAGGTTCAACAGATACGTTAAAGGTTATCCTAATCTTACTACTTGCTGCTCTTGGTGTTATTGTAGTATTTAGATCAGTAAGTATTGTTCCACCAGTTCCATATGCAGCAATTGAGTATGTTGATTTAGTATCAGTCCTTAAGTATATCTGTTGCACTGACATTCCGGGAATCGCAGCCGATCCAGCAGTTACTCTATTTGTAACTGTTAATGATCCTAATGTACCAACACTTGTTAAACTAGAAGCAGTAACACCACTCGCTAATGTTGCTCCAGTTATATTTGCTGCTGCTACTGATCCAGCAGACCCACTAACACTACCGGTAATCGCATTAGTAACTGTTAAGTTTGCTAGTGTTCCAACACTTGTTAAACTTGAAGCAGTAACACCACTTGCTAATGTAGAACCGGTTATATTTGCTGCTGCTACAGATCCAGCCGATCCATCAATACTAACTCCAGTTAATG